AAATCAGCAAAATGAAAACCGAAATCAAATTCAAAACCATCGGCACACGAGCCGTCGTCTCAAAAGAAATCACCCCCGCGCAGGCCGCCGAAATCCTGCAAAGGAATCCACCCCTCACCCAAGTGGACACGCCCACCGGCTACTACCCAAGACCATGAGCAAAAAGCCCGCCACCCACGGCGGCCCGGCTTTTCCGGTGGTTGAATCGGAATTGACCGTCGAACAAATCGACAGAATCCACTCCTTTGGGGGATGCTGGATCAATAACTATGACCCTAAAAGCAGAAAGTATTGGGAAAAAGCCTTCTGGCTTTGGGCGTGGGACAAACAAATCATTTGGATGGAACCGAGAATATCAGTGCCGACTGGAATAATGATTTCATGACAACCAAACCCACCCACGGCGGCCCGCGCAAAGGATCGGGCCGCCCCAAAGGCGCGAAGAGCAAGAACACCAAAGGCCGGACAGCCGTCACTCGCTCCGTCTCCATGCAGCCCGAGAGTTGGGCCAAGCTCGACCGCCAGCGAGGCGACCAGTCACGCGGGAAGTTCATCGAGTCAATACTCCCTGCCAGCGGCGGCGGACAAAAATACGAACTCGCCATGGAGTTCAAAGCGAACAAAATTCACCTGATCCCTCTTTGACTCCCGCCTAATCCTCAACAACACCCGCCACGCCTCTCCACGGAAGCGCACCAAGGCGGGTTTTTTGTTTCCTCTCAGCGTCTCCGCGCCTCTGCGGGAGATACCCATTTTGACACGCCCGCCGAGGCGTGACCGACCTCGACAAAATCAGCGGCGTTAAATCCTACCTCCGCCGCACCAAGAACACCGCCGAACTCCAGGCCCTCGCCGACGCCGCATTTCTCTCCGCCTCCGAGGAAGTCACGATCACATCCATCAGCGGCGACGGCACCGCATCGAGCGGACAGGTCTCGTTTCCAAAATGGCTCCTCCTCCAAGCCCTCGAAGAAATCCTCTCCGAAGGTCCGAACGGCCGCCAACTTTTCAACATCGCCGACCGCTCCCGCTACGGCACGATGATTTGACACGCGCCCTCGGGCGTGTCCGCGAAATCAAAAAAATCAAGTTGGGGTGGAACCCGCCCCGGAGCAGGCCGCCCGCGCAAGCTCGACGCCAAAGCCGCCGCCTTCGAAGCCGCCCAGCCCTCTCTGAATCGCGGCCTCGTCTGGATTCCCACCACCGATCCCAAGCGCGAACTCACCGCCCACACGCGCCTCGAAATCCTCCGACTCTCCCGCTGGCTTTACAACAACGCACCGCAGGCGACCTACCTTGTCGAGCATCTGGCACAACGCGCCATCGGAACCGGCATCGTTGTTCAGCCAAAGACCAGCAACACCGAGTGGAATAAAAAGGTTGATCAGTATTTCGAGGACCGCAACTGCGCCGAGGCCTGGGCATTCGACGCGTCCAGCCAAGTCAATTTCTACACCGCGCAATCCCTCATCATCCGCCAGGTCGCCATCGACGGCGATTTCTTCGCGCAATTTTTGAAAACCAAAGACGGCGCGGCCCGCGTCCGCTTCATCGGCGGTGAGTCCATCGGCGGCGCCGGTTCTTTCGCCACCGATTCGCACGACGGCGTCATCCTCGACCGCTTCGGCGCGCCCGTATCCTACACGCTCAACAGCGAGGACGGCCTCCGCATCCCCGCCGAAGACATCCTGCACTTCCGCCACATCCGCCGCCACTCCCAGCCCCGTGGCGTTTCGTGGTTCCACGCCGCCGCCGCCAACCTCCGCGACATCTCCGAAATCAACGCATTCGTTAAGGGCGCGTATAAGGCAGGCGCACAAGTCGGCTACATGATCACCTCCACCGAAGTCGCCAAGATCGGCCTCGGCGCTGGAATGAAGACCACCAGCAACGAAGTCGGCGACCTCACGACCACCGACCTTCCGAACGGCATCCTCCTCCCGCGCCTCAAGCCAGGCGAAAAGCTCGAAGCCTTCAAGAACGACATTCCCGGCCAGACCTACGAAGCCGTCATGCGCGCCCTCCGCTCGGATGTCGCCTTCGCCATCGGTCTCCCGCCCGAGGCCATGATGGTCAATGTCGGCCTCGCTGGCACTGAGCAACGCGCCGTTTTGGAAGTTACTCAAAACTTCCTCGAGCGCCTGCAACAGCAGGTCATCGATCAGTTTTGCAGGCCGTTTTACAAATACTGGCTCTGGCACGAAATGCAGGCCGGTCGCCTCGAATACCCCGGCGACGATTGGTGGCGCCACGAATGGCTCGCCCCCCGCAAGATCACCGTGGACAGCGGCCGCGACGCCCGCGCTTACAGCGAGCAACTCGACAAGGGCCACCTCTCCCCGACCCGCTACTACAACATGCTCGGCCTCCGGGCCACAGAGGAGGAAGACGATGTCATCGACACCTACCTCCGCCGAAAAGCCAAGTGCGACGCCCTCGGCCTCGATGTTTCGCAGGTCTTCCCGAACTCCCTCCGCAACGGCATCGCCGCGCAACAACCCGCCGAGCCGGATGCCGCCGAGCAACCCATTCAACCACCCGCACAACCATGACCACACCCACCCCGAAATTCTATGCATTGGAAAAATCCGACAACGGCGAGGCAACGATCCATCTCTATGATGAGGTCGGTGCTTTCGGCTCAGGCTCTAAAGAATTCCTCAGCGACCTCGGCAAACTCGAAGGCCAGCACATCCACCTCCGAATCAACTCGCCCGGTGGGTCCGTGGTTGAGGGAACGGCCATTTACAACGCCCTTCGCCGCCACAAAGGCGGGCTGACCGTCCACATCGACGCGCTTGCCGCCTCGATGGCCTCGGTCATCGCCATGGCAGGCGCTCCCGTCTACATCGCCGACAACGCTCTCCTCATGATCCACAACCCGTGGACCGTCAGTGCAGGCGACTCGGACCAGCTCCGCCGCGAAGCCGCTCTCCTCGACAAACTCAAAGACTCCCTCCGAAACGCGTATGTCCGCAAGACCGGCATGGAGGCTGACCGCATCGCGCAAATGATGGACGAAGAAACCTGGCTGGACGCTGTCGAAGCCGTGGCCCTCGGATTCGCCGACGCCATCGAGGAAGGCGTGGCCGCCGCAGCAACCGCAACCCCCGCCCAACTCCGCGCCCGATTTGACAAGTTCGCCTCGGGCATGACCCAGCAGCCTGAAACCCAAGAGCCCACCGCTCCCGAAGTCCTCGACACCGTCGTCAGCGAATCCGCTCCCGAAGTTGTCGAAACTCCCGCCCCCGAAATCGTCGAAGAGGTCGCCGTCCCTGCCGATTCTGTCGAGCCAACACCCGAGCCAGAGCAACCCGCTCCCGCCGAACCACAAGCTCGCGCCACCGCAGCCGACGCGATCCTCGCCAAATACAACGAAGTCATCGCCCGTGCCGAAGCCGCCGAAGCTCACGCCAAAGCGATCGAGTCCAAACTCGAACTCGTGAAAGGCGAACTCGCCACCAAGTGCGAAGACCTCGACCGCCTCGAGCGTTCCCTCGGCCTCTCGCCTGCCCGCGTCGTTCCCGCCGTCGACCAAGTGCAAGACTCCGGATCCATTTACGACCAGTGGAAAAGCGCAACCGGCGCCGACAAGACCCGGATTTTCCGCGCCAACCGCAAAGCCCTCGAAGCCCACTCGAGACTGCACGGCGTTTGACACCTCACCAATCACCGAACCCAACCACCACCTAATCCAAACCACCCACTAAAATGGCAACTACCATCAGCTCCGAACTCAAACTGAATGTCGTCCTCGACAGCGCTCTCATCGCGCTCCGCGAGGCACTTCTCCCGATCAACTCCTTCTCGACCGTGTTCAACTCGGTCCCACTGCAAGGCACCGACAAAATCAGCGTTCCGTTTTTCCCTCTCGCCACTGACGCGACGAGCGACTTCAACGGCACCTACGCTTTCGGCGACACGAACGCGATCAACTCCCGCGAGATCACTGTCAACAAGCGCAAGTATCAAGCCTTGAGCTTCACCAGCTCGGAACTCGCCCGCCAGCCTTACTTCAATCCCGAGCAACTCGGATTCTTGAAGGGCCGCAAACTCGCCGAGGACATCCTACGCGACATCCTCTCGATCGTCACCCTCGCCAACTACGGCGCGGCGATCCACACCGGCGCGGCTTCCGCGTTCGACAGCGAGGACATGGTCAACATCAAAACCGCGCTCGACCAGGCCAAATGGAGCAAGTCCAGCCGCGTGATGATCCTCGACAACTCCTATGAAGGCGCGCTCCTCAAGGACGCCGGAATCAAAAACGCCGCCGCAGTCGGCAGCGCCACCGCGATCCAAAACGGACGCCTGCCACAGATCGCTGGCTTCGATGTTATCGGAACCAACCTGATCCCCGGCAACAGCCAGAACCTCGTCGGCATGGTCGCACTCCCCGAGTCGATCTTGGTCGCCTTCTCGCCCATCCAGCCATCCCCTGGCGTGCTCAACCACCTCACCAGCTACGAGACCGCCGTCGATCCCGAGACCGGCTTGACCATCGAATACCGCGCATGGGCTGACCCCGACACCGACACCGAAAAACAAGTCCTCGAGGTCAACTACGGCTACGCACTCGGCCACGCCGCCGCCCTCAAGCGCATCGTCTCGGCTTAAACCTGATGCGCCTAGCAATCACGCTCACTCGCACCGGCAGCACTTGGAAGGTCGAAAGCCTTCCGAGTGTCCCGCTCGGCGAGCAGCTCGCCGCCTTCAAAGCCAAGCAAGTCGCCGGCGAGTTGACCGCAGACGAGACGCTCGTCGTCTCCCTCGGCGACACGCTCAAGCGCCACATCTGCAAAGCCAAGCCAGCCGCTCCCGCCGTTGAGGTGGAAGCCGAAGAGTCACCAAAGAAAAAGAAGTAAGTCCCGCAAAGCGCCCGCACCGCGCTCCTCGCCCGCAAAAGCCCTCGCCGTCTCACTCCGGCGGGGGCTTTTCTTTTGACACGCCGCAAGGTTCGTGTCGCCCACCGCTCGCAACGCCCTCGCCATCCGCTCCGCGCAACTGCGCCAAAGCGCCCACGGCACCACGGTCAAATTTCGCCAGGCTGAGATCCGCGTCTGCCTCGCCCCCGTCTCCATCGGCCTCGACCTCGAGACCGGCGGCCTCCGCCAAGGCGGCGAGTTCTCGATCCGTTTCCTCGCCGCCGACCTGCAAAGCCCACCCCGCCGAGGCGAAGCCGTCACCTTCAGCGCCAAGACCTATTTCCTCTCGCAGATCAGCGAGACCCACGCCCCCGGCGAATACCTCGCCACCATGTCGCCAGGAGGTGCCGCGTGAACATCCCCGTCGAGTCCTCCCTCGCCGCGTGGCTCCGCAGCCAGCCAGCCTTTGACGGCATCCCGGTCCACACCGGCCAGAGCGCCGAGACGATCCCTCAAGACCAAAGCGTCCTCCTCGCCGGTTGCGAGAGCACCGAAGCCGTCGCCCGTGGATTCTACAAAGCGACCGCGAGCATCGTGCTGGTCACTCCCTCCGTCATCGAAGGCTCGCTCGAAGCGCACGCCGCGCTCGCCGAATCCCTCCGCTCCTCCCTCCTTTCCGCCGCCGATTTGGCCGACGCCTTCGCGCCCGCGCTGACCCTCGCCGGTGCCGACCTCCGCTCGGTCGATGACAGCCAATCCGATGGCCGCTGGGTCACCACCGCCGCGCTGACCCTCGCATTCACCGCCAGCGGCATTTGACACGCGCCCCTCTCCGAAACCCGCAACCACCAACCAACTCACCACCATGGCCGCCACACTCTACCGCTCCTCACCTGTCAGCTCCGCCGAATACGGCACGCCCGAAGTCTCGGGCATGATTTGCACCTCATTTTCCGCGAACCAAACTGCAGCCCTCTCCGAATTTAAGGACGACCAAGGCGGAGTAGTAGCCGTCGCTGTCGCCGAGCCCATTCTTGAACTCTCCGTCGAAGGAATGCGCACCGGCACATTCAGCGCCACTGTCGGAGGTCTTCTCACCGTCACGATGCCAGACTCCGTTGATCTCGGAGCAACCACGATCGTGACCGGACTCACGAGCAACTTTGCCGCTGAGCAATTCGAAACCGTCTCGCTCACGGCCCGCAGCTACCAGACCGCGATGTCTGCCTCCTAAGCACACACCCGCACCCAGCGCCCGGGGCGGCTGCACACCGCTCCGGGCTCCCTACGACAAATGACGACAAAACCTCTCGCTGTATTCAGCACCCGCGACCTCAAGCTCGCCACGATTCTCCTCACGCTCGGCTTCGAACCTGAGAACCCCGCCGCTCCCGCCACGCGCATCCGCCGCGATTCCGGCGACGAGACGACCGTCTTCCACTTCCTCGCCAACCATCCGACCAGCGGCCAGCAGGCCAACCAGGTCATGGAGTGGTTCCGCGATGCCGACATTTTCTTGGAGAAAAACCCCGAGCATCCCGTCGCCTACATCCTCGCCGCCCTCCGCAACCGCGACACCCTCGTTTCGGTGGTCAAAGCCACCCCGCGCCAACTCGTTTTCGAGCGCAACGGGAAAATCGTCTCGATCTCCGAGAACGCCACCGAAGCCGACAAAAAGCGATTCGCCAAATTTCTATGAAAAACAAAAACGACAAATCCACCACCAACGAAACCCTCGAGACCGACGACGAAGTCCTCCGCGAGCAGGCCATGCGCGACGGCACGAAGCGCGTCGGCAAGTTCAAGCTCCGCCCTTGCGTCCCCGGCACGATCTCCATCATCCGCTCGAACCTCCTCGAGAAACGCGATGAGTTCTGGTTCGTCGCCGCCTTCGCCTTCGTCCACACCGCGCCGATCGAGGATGTCCTCGCCGTGGACAGCGACCCCGAAGAATTCAACCGCGCCGTCCGCCGCTGGCAGCTCGAGAACATCGCCGACCTCGACGACCAAAACGAACTCTCGAAACTCGTCTCCGCCGCATGGGACCGCGTGAACGCCGCCGAGACCAAGGCCAAAAACCCCTCCACCGGAGCCCCAACCTCGGGGGAGTAGCATCCCCCAACTGGCTTGCATCCTATGTCTACCGCCTCGCAAGCATCACCGGTTGGGGGTTCCAGCAAATCATGTGGGAAGTCCCCTTTGCTGCCGGGCTCCAAATCCTGGACGCCGATGCATTCCAGCATGGCGTTCCTCGCCTTTATCTTCGCCGCAATCCGAACGCGGATTTTGACTCCCTCGCGGCAATAGAAAGCGCCTTCGCAAAATGTCTGTAAAAGTTGAAACCCTCGCATTTGAAAAACTGCTAAAAGACTACGCCGAGATTCGTGAGACAACGATCCCGAAGGCCGTAGCCATGAATGCTCGTTTGCTGTGCGTGGAATTGGCCCGCAGAACGCAGCCATTCGGCACCGATGACAAGACAGGCCGAGCCGCTGTCGCGAGAGACATCAAAGGCGGCAAAAAACGATACGGCCTCTTCGCTCCCATCACCTCATTCATGGAGGCGAACGCCAAAGAATATGGAAGTGGCAATATCCGCTTGTTCGTCAAGAAAGACGGCACGGTCTATGGCACAGATCGCGCCCACTTTTTACCTTCTGCCAGCACAGGCACTCTCCGATCCATCCATAAGGCCGCCTTCAAAAACGGCCGCATGTCCTCGGCGGGCAGCCGCTCGCGTGACATCGGGCGATGGAAATTCATCGATAAATATTTTGTGCCGGAAAAAGCCCTGAATGATTTCGTGGCTTTGCAGCAAACCAAAGTAGGCCTCGCCAAGTCCGGCTGGGCCGCCTGCGCCAAGCAACTCCCCAAGATTGTCTCGGGGTCCGCGACTCGCGGCATCCCTCGGTGGGTCACAAACAAACTCGGAGATTTCTCATTCGGCAGAGTCGAAGACCGAACCAGCAACATTTTTAACCCTGTCATCGTGCTCACAAACACGCTGGCATGGGCAGACAAAGTCCTCAGTGAAGTCGAGCAACTAAACGCCACCCAGATCGTGGCTCGAAAGATGAAAGCGCAAATGGCGCAAATCTTGAAAAAACGAACCACTATCCTATCGGAGGCCGCGTAATAACATGGCTGATGTCACAGTAGAATTCGGAGCCAAAGACCTCGGGCTCGCAAAAACCCTCGCCACTGTCCAAGAGGAACTCGTTAGCCTCCGCACCAAAGTAAAATCCGGCGATCTCTCGATCTCAGACCTCGAGCAGACCATGCGCCGAGTCGGCCAGGTCGAGTCCATGGAGAAGCGAATCAAAGGCATGGGGCAGGCTGCCGACTCCGCCACCGCCGATTTCAAGCAACTCGACGCCGCGATTGATTCCGTGCAGGCCGAGCAGGCGGGAGGTTTTGGGGCTATCGCTGGAGGAATCGGGAAAGTCACTGCGGGCCTCACGAGTGCCTATGCGGCGATCCAAGGATTTTCCGCCGCGTTTAAGTTTGTCGGTGATTCTGTCACAGCCGCCTCGAACTTGGGAGAAACTACCAGCAAGGTCGGGCAAATTTTCGGCAGCACAGCTACGGCCATTCAAGAATGGGCCAAAACCGCTGCGACATCTCTAGGGCAGACAGCCGAGCAAGCCATGGCTGCAGCCTCGACTTTTGCAATTTTTGGAAAAGCCGCCGGTCTGTCTGGTAATTCCTTGGTTGGTTTTTCAACAAACCTCACAGGGCTTGCCACGGATCTTGCGTCTTTTGAAAATACTAGTGTGGAC